CTCTGATGAGCATAAAACCGGGATGTCTAGAATGTTAGTTAAAAGGAAGCCTGAGACACCAGGTTTCCATGAACAACTCATTCTTAACCAATCCAAGATATCTTACAATTTGAGATGTGGATTACATGCGTTTAAGAAGTACTTTGAATCTAGAGTGAAACGAGATTTGAAGTCCGAGGGTTTTCCCAAATGGTTGTTCCAACCGCACGCCAATCGTAGAGCGCGTGTAGAAATGGAACAAATTAACTCAACTTTTGGTCATGATTTCCAGGGCGATAGTAAGAACGCAGAATACGTTCTTAAGTCTGGAGAATTCCTGCCATTAGGTAAGAAAAGGTGTGTTACAGATCTTGGTTTAGCCAGGACTAATGCCACCGGGTGGATGTGGAGCTGCATTAAAGAGGCGTGGTCAGGTGCTTATGAGCATGGTAACTACGTCTTTGAGTTTGTGGCTTCACCAGTGAAGGAAAAATTGAAGTGGATTTTTACCCAGCTTAGGGATGTCCCGGCAGGTAAATGTTACATGTACTATTTCTCTGATGATAACACATTTGCTGTCCGTTGTAGTGACGGTTGGTACTTGTGCAACGGAGATATTAAACAATGTGACGGCTCCCACTTTGATGTTTTTCTAGACTTAATACAGGACTTTTTGCGTTTTAATACCGATGGCACCCCTAATGAACACTTTGAGTGTATGACTAGGGCTTTTGCCTATTTACGCAAACCTCTAGTGTTTAGAAATAAGCACAACCGAAGACAAAAGATAAAATATAAGTTTTTGAACGCACGTATGTACACCGGTTTTACTGGTACAACCGTGGTCAACAACTTCGCATCTCTTGTCATCGGATTAAGTCTTCAAAAGCTAGTTCCTGATCCATCTAAAATTACGAAAGCCGAGTTTGCTCGCGCTTATGTTTCAGCAGCAGAGGATGTTGGGTATCGTGTAACTCCGAATGAATGCGAGTTACTCGAAGACGCTCAACTCCTTAAACACTCTCCAGTCTATGTAGATGGAGAGATTCAAGTTGTTATGAACATGGGTGCATGGGTGAGAGGTTTTGCTACTTTTAAAGGAGATTTGCCCGGATCCGGGCCCATCTTAAAAAGGGCACAAACCTTCATCAGTGACGTCATAGAATCGCGTGCCAATTGGGGTGACCACGATTTTTA